ATTTGATATAGTGTTGTGTTTAGGGTCTATAAACTTTGGTGATGAGAAGAATATTGATAATCAATTAAGACTACTGCATCCGTTGTTTAGAAAGGAGATGATATTCAGAGTCAATCCTGGCATACCACATAGAGGTGTAGAAGGTATTGAATGGTTCGGGTGGTCACAAAAAAAGATATACTCAGTCGCAAGAAAATATAATTATGTTGTAAAAGACTTGAAAATGGAATATACAGAACAGAATGATCTAAGATACTTTTTCATCTATACTAAATAACAGTGTAGATAAGTTAAATACAATGCTTTCTGGAACCGATTTCGTCAAGAAGATCAAAGAGGGAAACAAAGAACTATTTGAAGCATCACGCTCAAACGTTCGTCGTTTCTTCGCTTCCAACCCAAGTGATGAGTATCTAGTCGAGCATTTTCGTGGACGCATGGTCAACGAAGCTCAGAATATGTACGCTATCGCTGGTCAGGTTGCCACTTCCGATCCTTCTACAGACGTAAAAGACTTAGAACTTCTAAGCCGTCAAGCTATGGACGAAGCAAAGCACTTCCGTATGGTAAAGGAAGTTATAGAGCACATCACTGGTGAACCACTAGATGTTGCTGCTGCATTCGCTGCTGAAGCAGAGAAACCTCAGGCAAAAGGTGCTGAACTTTTAGATAAGTATGAAGCATCTGATGATGAAGCTGCACTCGCTGCATACCAATTGGTAGCAGAAGGAAGAGCAGAAGCAGTATGGAAAGAAATGGCAGACTGTGTAGAAGATAAGTTTATCTCTTCACGTTATGCAACTATTGCTAAAGACGAAGGATTCCACTCAAACTTAGGTGGACGTTCACTTTCAAGATTAGTTGAAGGTAGCGAAGAACTTCAATCACATGTTCTCTCACTTGTAGAGAAGATGAGAGCAGATCTACTTGAGATCAGCAATAAGAACACTGCTACTCCTCTAGCCGTTGTCTAAAGGATTTACGTCCTTTACGGATCTCATTATCTAACCAATGGTCTTTGATGGGATAGACATACTTATGATTGGCATCGACAGTTACAAAATTGTCGATGCCTTCTTTCGTTACAGGGAACTCTAATATTCTCCCAAGGTACTCCATGTACCTTTCTTTGTATAAGAAAAATGCCTCGTGGTCTATAAAATGATGCCTTAGATCAGAATAGTAATCTAGTGCAATATCCATAGTCACTTCACCACCAACTCTTTTTTGTTGTAGTTCGTTTATATTTCTATCTCTACATACAACCGCTATAATCGGTTCAATTCCCATGGTGACTGCTTTATAAGCAACCTCCTTGATCTTTGGTGTGCGTCTAACACCGTCATAAAAGAATGGTACAGATACATTTGCACAGAAGAAATCTCCTTCTGGAAATTCTAATTCATCTGGGTATACCCAATATCTGGCAAATGGTTCCTCATCACTTGGCACCCAATAATTATCTTTGAGTGAATCCCACCCTTTGACCATAGGGTGTGCTGAGAGAAGTCTTGCGAAAAGATGATTACCAGAACCCTGTGGTCCTGTAACGATTAGTAATTTTTTACTCATAGGTCACCCATTTTTCGTCTTCGGTTTTGCTACGTGCAGTATTACCTACACCTACATCTCCTACTATATTTCCAGTAGATATTTCAATCTTAAAATTCCTTTTATCATTGGGATCTGACCATCCACCACAACAACCTGTTCCTTCCTCATCATATGCATGATCCCTATCTTTAGGTTTCATTGGTTCTTCTATGTTTGGATTCCATGGAGATGGAACACCTGTTCTATTGCAATCGTCTAGAGGACTGTCTTTAATGTAACTTATATACTTGTTATTAGCATCTAACTCAAGTATATTACTGATCTTATCTCTCTCGTACCATGCGATTGGCATGCCGATATCTAAAGATTTTAGGTACTCCTCTTTGTAAAGGTACAGAAGTTCGTAACTGAGGAAAACAGGTTTATAAAAACCAGACAACTGATCCAAGAAGTACCTAACCGTAGACTCTCCCCTAAGTCTCGTCTGCTGATGTCTGAGAATATTCTGGTCGCGTCCGACCACACAAATTCTCACCTTGATCCCAAGTGACTCGACCTTTTTTGCAAACTGCATGATGTTTGGACGTCTTATAGTCCCTAATTCCTTGATGCCGAGTGGGACACTAACCGATGTAAAGAAATATTCGCTCTGTGACCAATCAAATTCGTCAAGTAACTCTGGATTTTTCCAGTACTTGGCGAAGGGTTCTGATATACGGTGTGCCTCCCAGTAATTATCCAAAAGACTTTTCCACCCAAAAACATCCTCGTGTAGTGAGAAGATTTTTGACCAAAGATGGTTTCCCGATCCTTGAGGTCCTGTGAGTATCACGAGTGTCTTGTCCATACCTATAAATTGAAACCCATACTAATTATAACACATAAATACTGCTGTGACAGTCTCTACTGTTTTTTTGATAGGTATATACCACATTAGGAATGGCAAGTCCAACAATTAAGATTAAGCGATCTAGTGTCGCTGGAAAGGTACCGCATTACCCTACAACGCTTGATGTAGGTGAGTTTGCAATCAACACTGCTGATGGAAAGGTATTCATAGCAGCAGGAGTTGGTGCGGGAGTAACCGTAAGGGAAGTAGGAATATCAACTGCTCAAGTACTCGCTTCAGGTATTGGTACATTTAGTTCATTAGTAGTAACTGATGAAGGACATTCAATTGTTGGTATATCTACAGGTTCAGCAAAAGTAGAGTCAGCAATAGATGCTGGTAATCAATGGCATCACGTAGGATTTTTTGATCATAGAACTGGATATCAAAAGGTAAAGACAAACGGATTGACATACAATCCAAACATTGGAAAGTTATATGCTGGTATAGGAAGTTTTGGTGCTGTTAGTGCAAATATTAATGGTTTTACTGGTAATATAAACTCAACTGGTATAAGCACTATATCAGGATTTAAGTTTCCGTCATCTGACGGGACTGAGGATCAAGCACTTGTTACGGATGGAGCAGGATCGCTATCGTTCAAAACCATCTCAGGTGGCGGTGGAGGAGGTGGTGCTGTAGGTGGTGCTACAAGTATTAGCACTAATAATACTATAGCAACAATGGGACAAACCCAATTTACTGCACCTAACGTATTTGATGATGGTGTACAAGCAACCTCATTCCCTGTCCTCGTAACATTGAATGGTGTAAAAATGAGAGTTGGTGCATCAAATGATTATCAACTATCTGCACCACAAACAATCAATTTTAACTCTGGGGTGAATATAGGTGACAATGTACAAATTACTGTCTATTTTGGACACACGTTTGAAGAAGAGTTATTTACAGCAACGCAAAATCAAACAACGTTTACGCTTGCTGGATCTCTCTCTGCTTCTAAGAACTACAGAGTTTATCTCAATGGGGTCAGACTCAGAAACAACATTGACTATCAAGCGTCTGCTGCTGTTGTATTGGCTCAAGCTTGTGCAGCTGGAGATGAGGTGGATATATGCTCAGATCAAGCCGAAGATCAACTAATTGCTAATGATGGTCAAGTATCATTTGCACCATCAAACTCTAGTACATCTTCTGATAATATGGAGATATATTTGAATGGTGTTTTACTATCAAAAGGTGTTGATTGGAGTATAGGTAGTCCTGCTGTAACAATAATTGAACCTTCAACTGGTCTAGACGTAGGTGATGAGTTAGATATTGTTGTAAGACGTTCATAAATACAGGAAAGTATATCATAAATGGCTAACCCTGCAACTAGAGAAGAATTAGTAAAGTATGCGAAGAGGCAGTTGGGTGCACCTGTACTTGAAGTTAATGTTGCTGATGAACAAGTCGAAGACTTGATGGATGATGCTATCCAAATATATCAAAACCGTCACATGGATGGTGTTGAGTTGATGTATCTAAAGCATAAGATAACAACTAACTTTTTGGATGCAATAAAAGCGAGGAAAGATGATGTCGCAACTGGTATTACAACTACTACAGCTTCTGCTAATATTACAGGTATTGGCACAACTGTTTTTTCTTTTGAAGAGAACCAAAACTTTATTCAAATTCCTGACGCAGTAATAGGTATAGAAAGAGTATTCAAATTAGATAATAGACTCATCAGTACAAACATGTTCAATATCAATTACCAGTTGATGTTGAATGACGTGTACTTCTTTAGTTCCATGGAACTGATGGGATACACAATGACAAAAAGATATTTGGAAGATTTAGATCATATATTACATCCAGAAAAACAGATAAGATTCAACAGGCGTCAGAACAGATTATACCTTGATGTAGACTTTTCCAGTATGCAACCAAATGATTATCTTATTATAAGATGCTATCGTGTATTGAATCCTAATGACTATCCAAAAGTTTATAATGATCCATTCTTGAAAAGATACTTCACTGCACTATTGAAAAAACAATGGGGTCAGAATCTCATTAAGTTTGCGGGTGTAAAATTACCTGGCGGTGTAGAACTAAATGGTAGACAGATATACGAAGATGCTCTAGGTGAGATTGAGAATCTAGAGAGTAAAATGGCAACTGAATATGAATTACCACCACTAGACCTTATAGGATAATGAAAACATTCAAACAATTCATGAAAGAAGGAGGTTTTGTTCACAGAATCAAAGACCTCAAAACTTTACCAGATAAAGAAAAAATGAAAGGGTATGATATAATTTTTGGCACTGCAAGAGGGAAAGGTTTGACTGATAGATTGAGTAATTTCAAGAAAGACACTGGTGGCGTTTAAATGGCACTCAATCCGTTCTTTCAGCAAGGTACTCCGTCTGAGCAAAATCTTGTTCAGGACTTGATAAATGAACAGATCCGAATATATGGGGTCGAGTTTGTTTACATGCCAAGAAACTTTGTGAATGTAAAAACTATAATGAGAGAGGTCTCTAGTTCTACTTTTGACCAATCAATTCCTATTGAGGGTTACATTGAGTCATATGAAGGGTTCGATTCTGGATATAACTTACTAACAAAATTTGGTGTGAGATCTACTGCTGAGATGAAGATTGTGATATCTCAGGAGAGATATAAGAATGTAGTGTTACCTTTGGTGCAGACAGGTTTAGCAAATCCAACTGACCGTCCTAATGAAGGTGACTTACTATACTTCCCATACAGAGACTTACTACTAGAAATCAAATATGTAGATGATGTTAGTCAATTCTATCAGTTACGTAAAAACTACACATACACACTTACCTGTGAACCATTCGAGTACGAAGACGAGGTTATCGACACTGGTATTGCTGCAATAGATGATGACATGGCAACTGCTGGATATGACGCAACATTGAAGTTAGTTGCTGTAGGTAGCACTGCGAGCGTGATAACAACAGTTGTGAATGGAGGTATTGGCAGGATCGACCTCCTTGACGGAGGTACAAACTATACTGCTGATCCACGTATCAGGATCAGTGCTCCTGTAGTATCTACTGGTATCACTGCAACTGCTATTGCTATTTCAACTGCTATAGGACTCACTGACAGTAGAAGGGTACAAGATGTATTCATAACAAATCCTGGTGCTGGATACACATCACCACCCACAATTCAGTTCTTACCTGATGATGGTAAAGGTAGTGGAGCGTCCGCAAGAGTTGCCATATCTACGACTGGTTCTGTGGGTGTTGTTACCATAACCAATGTTGGTACTAAGTATACTGTTCCTCCAACACTTACGTTTGACAGTCCACCTGGTGCAGGTACAACTGCAACTGCTGTTGCTGTATTGAATGATACTGGTGGAATTGGTGCTGTGCGTATTACAAACGCTGGTTCAGGTTATGCAACTGTTCCAGATATAACTGTTTCTGCTGCTGGAACTATAGGTGTTGGCACATTCTCCTTTGGTGAAATTATTACTGGTCAATCCTCACTTACAACTGCATTTGTTACATCATGGCATGCTCCTTCTCTCACTCTTACTGCAAGGAATCTTGCTGGTGACTTCAATGTTGGCGAACTTATTGTTGACAATGAAGGTTCTGCATACAGACTACATAGTATTAATTACGATGATAATGACGCATACAACAGTGGTGATGACATCCAAGTTGAAGCAGACGACATCCTAAACTTTACAGAGAAGAATCCATTTGGTGAAGTATAATGATAGGTAATTATTTTTACAACGAGACAGTCAGAAAGACCGTAATTGCTTTTGGAACTTTATTTAATAATATAAAGATCAAAAAGTTTGCGAGTGATGGTAAGTCTATAAGTCAAATAAAGGTGCCTATTGCATATGGTCCTATACAAAGGTTTCTTGCGAGGATAGAACAACAATCAAATTTTGATGATAACGTAGCAATCACACTACCAAGACTATCATTTGAGTTGACTTCTTACACTTATGATCCTACAAGAAAGGCATCTCCTGTGCAAAAATTTACTATGAAGTCTCCTAATGACAAGATAAAAGTCAAAAAGATGTTTTTACCAGTGCCATATGATATTGGGTTTAGACTTAGTTTTGCTACCAAACAACAAGATGATGCTCTGCAAATCATAGAACAGATATTACCATTCTTCCAACCATCATATAACGTAACAATCAGCATGCTGGAAGGTGTGGAGGAGAAAAGAGATATACCATTTACTTTGATGTCTACTACATTTACTGATGAGTATGAGGGTGACTACTCTACTCGTAGGTTTATACAATATGATCTTGACTTTGTTGCTAAAACATATTTCTATCAAGAGGTTCCAACAGACGAGAACGGTATTATCAAAAAAGTTCAAATCGATTACTCTACTGCTATACGAGCACCAAGAGAACAAAGATACGTTGTCACACCTCAAGCAACTAAAGATTATAACGATGATGAAACTGACAAACTTACAGAGTCTATAGATACGAAGAAAACTCTTATCAAAGTTACATCTGGTGTATCATTCTCTACTGGTGGTTTCATAGAAATTGGTAATGAAGTTATGCGTATCAAGGAGAAGGATTTGAACAACTTAGTGGTTGCTCGTGGTCAGTTTGGTTCTAAGATTACAGAGCATATAAAGGGTGATATTATAAATCTTGTTAACGCAGTCGATTCTGACCTTATTGAGATGGGTGACACCTTCGGGTTCAGTGAGACTAGATCATTCTTCGACGCTGATGGTCAAGAGTATAGTCCCGCATTAGGTAATGACGTATGACAAAAGATTATGATCCTTTAGATAAACAAACAACCACATTTAGTCCTATAGATGAAGCATTAGAAGTCAAAGCAACTGATGTAGTCAAACAATCTAAGAAGGTAAAGAAGGTTGATAGTACACCTAGAGATGACTTTGAATATTCTCGTGCACAATTATACAATATTGTAGAGAAGGGACAAGAAGCAATGAATGGTATCCTTGATGTGTGTCAAGATACTCAACATCCACGTGCATATGAAGTTGCAGGACAACTTGTCAAAGCAGTAGGAGATGTAACTGATAAGATTATAGATCTACAAAGAAAGATGAAGGACTTGGAGAAGGAAGATAAACCCACACAAGTCACAAACAACTCTTTGTTTGTTGGTAGCACTGCTGACCTACAAAAAATGATTAAGAAAGGATTAGCGGGTGCACCTGTACCAAAAACTAAACCTCCTAGTGTAGATCTAAGTTCTTTAGATATAGATAGGACTCCATAAATAAGAAAGAAGATAGAGAGTGCTATGGGCGACACCTACGTAAAAAGTGATAGAAACAAATATGGTCTTCCAAAAGGATTAAAGTCTTCTGGTGGCGGGAAAAAGAGTGGAGGAATGAGTACAGATACTTTCAAAAAGATGAGAGATACTCTGACTATGAGTTTTGATTATGAAAATCTTCCAGAGGAAGTCAGAAGAAATATAAAGAATCCTAAGTATAAAAATGATGATGGGTCATTCAATCAAGAAAAGTATGATGCTGACAAGAATAAAGTAGAAACAAAAAAGGGTGGTGGAAGACCACGTAAGAAGGGTGGTCCTATTGTAAAATCTCAAAGTTCCTCTATAACACCAGCATCAAATAGTGAAATAGTAAAGGCAGAACCTAAGTCTAGCGAAATAACAAAATCAAAACCAGAACCTGAAGCAAAGAATCAGACTGTAGATGTAAAAGCAGATAAAGTAAAGGATAAGGGTGAGATAGTCAAGTCTAAACGTGGAACAATAGAGAAGAGCAATACTAACAAGGCAGAACCTGGCAAACCAAAAGATGATAAGATTA